TGTTTCCCTGCCTTTATTGTTTCAATTTTGAAGATTCAATTTTAAAGTTATATCTTTTAGTTTTGAATTTTATATATTTATTTGTATATAGTTTATCATATACTTTGTATAGTGTCAACTGACACGCTATATATAGTAGTGAATATATGTTTACGCTATATATGGTATTTATGCAATCGATAAGCATAAAAACGCTGAAACACTGATTTTTAAAGGGTTTCAAGCGATTGTAAAAAAACGCTTGAAAGCGTTATAAACAAAGGATTATAGCTTATTTTTAACCAAAGTTAGAAGTGATTAGTATTGACCCTATGTCTTTTAATATATATATATGAATTATATTATTATATATATATATTATTATTATATAGATAGTAGTAAAGAAAACTTTAAAAATCTCTGTAAGCGCCTTTTCAATATGAATTATATATAGTATGTAAAAAAATTTACAGCATACAGTTTAAAACTGCATAAAAAAAAAGACACGCTATTTTAAAATAACGTGCCTTTTTTAATCCTGCTATATTGTTATATTCCTAAATCTTTTTTAAGCTCTTCAGTGGATTTTGTTACATCAATTCCTTGTTTTAGTAAGTATGCTTTCATTATTCTGACGTTAGTGTTAAATTGTCTTGTTGCAAGTGCTAAAATATCTTCTTTACTTACTTCTTTGGTATAGGTTAATTCCTGTCCGTCTTTATTCACGCAAGTAGCACTATAACTATCGGGTTTTGTTATGCTTACCTCTTCGTAAGAACCTATAACCTGTCCTTGCTTGTTTTTAACTTCTTTCATTTTTCTTTTCCCCTTTCATTAATATTTTTATGTTAGTAAGTATCGACCTTATGCAATTTTCAAAGACCGCTTTTAGTTTTTATAAGTTAGCTTTTCTTACAATCTAATTATATACCTAATGTATAATTTTGTCAAGCATTTTTATTAAAATAATGCAAAATTTTTTAAATTATTTTTAATGCTTACAGCAGGATTAATTTTACATTATGAATGATAGTATGTGCATACGTTCATATGATTATAAACATATGTTTACTGTTAACAATTAATATATGTTCATATGTTAATACGAGGGTCTACGTATGTTTATATGTTCATTTATTCATATGACAGTAAACAAGCGTTCGCCCCCCACCCACCGCCCGAAAAATACATAAGGATTTCCCCAAATATAGATTGTGAATTTTTACTACAAACACCTGTTCGGTGTCTACCGACCTATCGGTCTAACGACTTACATACCCTTAAATAACGTTCTATTTAGCTGTCTAACGACTTTTTTATTTAACCCTATAACTTTATACCATACCCTTAAACTATTCAATAAATTGAAAATAACACTTGACAAATAGCTAAAAATATGATACGCTTTATATGAAGATATGTTGTTATTAACATATGAACATACATTCATGTGAACTCAACTTTGAAAATTCAAAAATGAAAAGAAAGGAGCAGGACGAAATGTCAGAACCTAAAGAGATTAAAGCTGGGATATTAAGACTAAGTGCTGTTTTAATGCCACGCACTTTTTCAGCTTTAATTACTGGACAGATGAAATTAGTGAACAAAAATTTAAAGTTGATGAGTATACGTCGCATTGATGGCAGAATTCCTTTCTTGGAAACTTCTTACGAGTTTGCTTTTACTGCAGAGGATTTACCTTTAGTTAATGATAGACTCTATCCTAAGTTTGTAAGACTTTGTCCTGTCGAAGGAAAGAAAGATTGTTTTAAGCTTGAGGAGGAAAGCTATGGCAATAAAAAAGATGATACCAAGATATAGAGATTTAATGCGGAGAATAGTCTGCGGGCAACCTAGAAAGCAAATTGAAAAAGAAATGCATATGTCCTCAGGCAATTATACAGTTATAGTAAACTCGCCTTTGTTTAAGGCTGAATTGGCTAAAATGCAAATTGAACTAGACAAAATGGTTTTAGACAAGCTGTCTACGTCAAAGGTGGAGGATGTATAAAAGAGGCTTCGCCTGAGGCTGCAGATGTTAACATAGCCTTGCTACGTTCAAGCTCGGAGAAAACAAGACAAAGGAGTGCGTTTGATATACTCGACAGAACTGGGCATAAGCCTACGGAACATTACATTGCTGACGGTTCGCTTGAACTTAAGGGTGAGGTTGTAAATGACATCAAAAAAGCTTTGGAAGATTTAGGAGAGAGTAAGAAATAAACTCTCTCCTTTATGGAGGAATTATGAAAAAATTTAAAATAGAGTTTGGATGGGAACATATTATTGTTACAATTATCTGTTTAATTATAGGCTTTTTTGCATTTGTATCTTGGGTTTTAAGCTTATAGGTGAGTATCTATGGATGACAAAGAACGTGAGATGGCTGAACTTGGAAGAAAAAACTTCTATTTCTTTGCAAGAGGTGTATTAGGTAAAGGCAAACATGATATAATGACCAAGCAAGTACACGTGCCTTTATGCAACTTTTTGCAAGACAACAGTATTCAAAATAAACTGATTGCACTTCCACGTTCCTTTCTAAAAAGCACACTAGCATGTATCAAACTGCCTATATGGATGGCTATTAACAATCCAAACGTAAGGGTGCTTATTGCATGTAACGTTATAGACAACGCCATGAATCACTTGCGTAGTATTAAACATATCTTTGAACGGAATAGTCTGTTTAGACATCTTTATCCTGAGATAATACCAGACATAAGAAAAGTACAATGGAGTGACCATTCTGTAACAGTACGTAGAACTGGAGGCTATGGAGAAGCTACGTTCACAGCTGCTGGTGTTGGAGTTAACGTTGTTGGTACACATTATGACGTTATCATAATGGACGACATTTTAACAGCTAAGAAAGACGATGTTACTGGCGAAGAACTTGCTCCTTCACAACTTGATATAGATAGGGCAATAGGTTGGTATAAACTAGCTATTTCCTTGTTCGATACTCCATCTAAAGGCTTAAGTTTCTATATAGGAACAAGATGGGCAGTGCATGACGTTATTGATTATATACTTAAATTCGACACTTCTTTTGTGCCTTACATACAAAATGTTTATGTTAAAGGAACGAAAGATGTTCCAATCTATCCTGAAAAGTTTGATGCGAAAGCACTTGCACAATTAAAGGCTAGGCAAGGTCCTTATATTTATGCCTCACAGTATTTATTAGACCCACTGCCTGTGGAAAAGATGGTATTCCGTCCTGAGTATATACAATACTTTGAGAAATTGCCATTTAATGAACCTTATTGGGTTTATACATACGTAGACCCAGCTATTTCAAGCAAGAAAGATGCTTGCAACACGGCTATTGTTACGATAGCACGTACATTTGACAATAGGATTTATGTATTAGACTGTATTAGGAAAAGAGGAATGAGTATTAGTGAATTGTGTAAAACACTTTTCTTAGTACACAAAAAATATAAGCCTAGATTGGTTGGTATCGAGTCTGTTGCATATCAAGAGGCTATTGGAAAGCACCTTAGAGAACAGATGAAAGCTAAAGATTATTTCTTTAATGTGAGGGATGACAGACCTGCAAGAGACGAGACGAAAGACGTTAGAATTAGAGGAATGCAACCTAGATTTGCAGCAAAAGCTGTTTGGATAAAGAGTTATATGACTGGGTTGGAAACGGAACTGTTGGAATATCAAGGTGTGGAGCACAGTAGGTATGTTGATGCTATTGATGCACTTGCTGGTGCTATAAAGATAAGCACTCGCCCTCCTCCAGTTGTTAAAACACAGAAGTTGGAGGGAATAACTATGGGAAGTATCTTAAAAGAGCTACGGAGTAGAACTGGATATAAGCTACCATTTGGAAAGATGCTTTCAAGTATGGGTGCTCCAAAGAAATGGTAGCAAAATAAATTTCAAATTTTGAATTTTATATTGGAGGGTTGTTATGAAGAAGGCAGATCCAGGTGTAGAGTTAGCAGTTGGTACTACAGTGGTGTTTGCTAAACCTTGTGGTGTTAGTTCTATTATATTAACAGGGGATAGTACAAATGCAGCAAGTGTTAAGTTGTATGATCATGCATCAGCAGCAAGTGGTTCAGTTGTTAAAGCATTAGCTATAAAGACTGAGGGCTGTGCAGTATATTGTCCATGTAAACCTGACTCTTTTTGCAATGGTTGTGTAGCTGTTGTTGCAGGAACAGGAGCTAAAGGTTACGTTTCAATTGTATCCTAAAGAAGGAGATGTTTTAAATGCCAGATAGGAATGGAAAAGGTCCAAGAAAGAGAAGTCCTAGACCAAGTAGACGTAAGGGCGGATTGAAAAAAGGCAAGTGTAAATAGGAGGCTGTTATGCCACTCAAGAAGGGAACAAGTCAAGCTACCATAAGTAGTAATATAGAAGAATGTATATCAAGTTATAAGAAGACTGGTAAAATAGGCAACACTACACCTAAGAATTTAGCACACGCTAGAAAGATATGTGCAGCGGCTGCTTATAGCACAGCAAGAAAGTCATCTAAAGGAAAAGCATTAGTAAAACATTTAAGGAAGAAATAATGCCAACTAAAACTAAAGAAGAACAGCTTGTTGAATGGAAAAATAAAATAAAGCTGGGCATATTGTATCAATCTCATTATGGGCATACTCAAAGATGGCCATTGTACGAAAGGTACTATGAGGGAGACTGGCCTCAGGACGTTTTGCCTGTCAACTTGATTTTTGCCTTTGGCAAGAGTCTTATTCCACGAGTTTATAGCAGGAATCCTAGAGCCATTTTAACTTCATTGCAGCCTACTGGTTAACTGGCTTACGTATGAGACAGGCGTGAAGAAGCAAATAAAAAGAATGTGCTTAGACAGTTACTTATATGGAACTGCAATAGGTAAATGTGGGTATGATAGTGAATATGGTTATGACTCGTCTAAGTCTGTTCCAATTATTCCTGGTGCAGGCACATTAACAGGCTTTGGCAAAGATGAAGAGAATATAGAATATAGGGTTAATGTTAAACCTGGCATGCCATGGTTCTTGCGGAACAGATCTATAGATTTTATAATGCCTTACGGTTACTTAGATATAGAAGCTGCTCCATGGGTAGCAACAAGAGTTATGCGTCCTCTTGAGGACGTAATGGCTGACAAGAAGTATATTAACAAAGGAAATTTAAGAGGTGGTAAGGCTTTTCAAGGAAGGCAACTTAGAGGTAGCCGTCCAACAGATGTTGAAGGTTCTATTCCAGATAAGATGTTAGATGTACTTTGTGAGAAAGAAGAATGGGTGGAGTTATATGAAATCAGGGACTTCCGTACGCATAAAGTTTATGTTATTACGATGGATCATGACAAGTTTCTACGGGAGGATGTAGATGACCTCCAGATAGAAGGTCTTCCTTTTTTCTCATTAATATTTAACGAGTCTAACATAGGCTTTTGGGGGATTTCAGACTGTCAAATAATAGAACCACAACAGCTTGAAATGAATGAAATACGCACACAGCAACAGGCACATAGGAAGATAGCTTTAATTAAGGCTTTGGGAAAACGTGGTGTTTTAACACAAGATGAAAAAGATAAATTTTTAAGTCAAGAGGTCATGCCTTTTATAGAGGTTGATACTGACGATGACATTCGAACAGCAATTACAACCCTAACACCACACATTCCTCCAGACTTTGTAGCTATATCCCTGCAGATAATGCAAGACTGCATGGAAATGCTGGGTTCTTCAAGAAACCAGCGTGGGGATTATATGACTGGTAGAC